CCCTACAGCAACTCAGCAATTATTACATTTTAATCCACCACTTACCAGAACTTTAACAGTCAGCTCTGTTATTAATTTTCACGACCCCAAATTCAGAGTTATATTTGCTAGCGATCTAGTAGAGTATAGCTTAAATACAAATAATTTATACAGTTTTTCACTGAAGCTAGAAGAGGCTCTACGATAATGGCAACACGCGCAATTCACCCGGATTTAGTAACTTCACTTATGAACTATGACCCTTTTAGAGTGGTTCATTTAATTAGGTTTGAGAAACCTCAAAACCCTGATATAGTTGGTGCCCTTATTAAAGGTGTAGATAGTGATTACACTTTTATAACAGATGCTCCCTTCGATATTGTATATGATGATGGCGCTGTAGATTTAGATGGAAACCCTCTTACACCTACAGGTACAGATGGTAATATTTATAGAGCAAATAAACTCGTCAACTTAGGTACGGTTAACGAAAATATACAAGCAAGAGCTTCTAATCTTTCTATGACTTTAGATGCTTCCAGTTTAGGAACTATAGTTGATGTTGCTGCTACTTTTACAAGCGTAAATGGAAAGATGGTAACTACTACCAACTTATCTGAACTAGGTTTTCAAGAAGGCGATAAAATATTCCTTAACAAAACAGGAAGCACAGGCAACCTAGCATTAGACCTACAGACCCATGACAATGCCGGAAAGTATATTCGTATTGAAAGTTTTACGGACGAAGGTAAAAGTATTACTTTTACTGATATAAATGGAATGACCGCGGTAGCTACAGCGAAAAACTATACGATAGCTTTAGCTGCAGAAGAATTAAACATACTTATAGCCGATAAAACTGGAGGAACTTATACTAATTATATAAACCGAGAAGTTTTTATATATAGAGCACACCTTAACTCCGAAAATGTAATAATAGGGACACCTTACGTATACTTTAAAGGTATAACAAGCGGTTGCTCGATTGTAGAAAAACCTAACTCTTCACAAATAAAATGGACACTTTCTAGTCATTGGGGTGATTTTTTACGAGTACAAGGGCGTTTAACAGATGATGAGGAGCACCGAGCTCTTCAACCAGATAATACAGTAGACATAGCCTCTGTTCTTAGGCCTGCATATGCTAGCGATTTAGGATTTTTACACGCAAACCGCGCAATCAATGTTCTGGCTACTTACAATGTAAAAGTTGATAAAATCAGAACCGCTAGAGGTGACGATCTTCAAGAATATACAGAAGATGAAACTCGCGAAGTAGACCTACGTTTTAATCCTCAAGCAAAAATGCTACCTGTAGTATACGGTGTTCGTAAAATTGACTCTTTTCCTATATTTGTAGACACTGATAAAAGCGATGCATCTATAGTTTATAAAGCAGACGCACTCTGTGAAGGCCCAATCGCATCTATATTTGATATTTTGATTGACGATACTACTACAATTTGTGTAAATAAACTGGATTTTGATTTGCGTTCTGTTGAATCTGACGCTGTAGAGCTACAGTGTTTTGGCAGGCAAGATCGAGGAGATACTTTAAATTCCTACGATAGTGCAACAGGTAACGTTACACAGTTTGACTATAACGGGGTTACTATTGAAACCACTCTCGGGCCAAACGCGCCCTTTAATTCTGATAGTTTTACAAAGACTGTATTTCAAACTACTCCCACGGGAGCTAGTGACTCAGAAACTGGGAATGCTACTGGAATATTACATGAACGTACTCATAGTTTTATTGACCCTATGAACGTACATATTACCTTCCACGCGGGGAAAGCCAATCAAAAAGCAGATAATACTTTAGTAGAGATTGCTAACAATCCTAGCGATTCAAACTTTACAACTCAAGACCCTATCTATTATGCCGGTAAAGAACTATACTGGGGACCTAGTCATCAGGTACTCGATACTGCATATGTAGCAGGAAAATATGTAATTAAGGAAGGTGAAACAAGCCTGCCTTCAATGAGTTACGTAGTGCGAGGACGGAACCCCGAATGCTATAACTATGATGGCAGCTATAAGCAATCTACTGAGTCCAATCTGACAAATGCTATCCACACTCAATTTAACTTAAATGATTCTGTTACTTTACATAAAACTTCAGGTAATGGAGCAATAGGAAGTACTTTTACTATTGTAGATAAGTGGTCTACTTTTGATATCAATGGCGATATTGACTATAGATTTAGACTATCTCCTCGTCTCTCGCCATCCATCCTTCTGGACGGTACCACACCTATTACAAATTTTTATATGAAAAAAAGTAATAATGCTAGGTGGCATATGCAAACATGGGATGCAGCAGAAACATCAACAATTGTAGCCGAAGCTCTTGTTATCACAGGTATGGTAGCCTCTCAGTTTGTACAAAGTTCAAATGGTATTGGTACGAAACTGGTTGTGAGCGGCACAGGCAACACCCCCGAGCGGTACGCTCTAAATCAGCCTGGTGTAATAATAGGTATGTATAATGCTGCTGATATTTCTGCTGCTGCACCCTCTTACGCAGGGTTTTCTTTTAACACAAGCACGCAAACCATAGATAATATTCCTTTACCTTATTCTGCTAGTTACGGAACTGCGAATAATATTACAGGTCTTTATATTAAAAATGCGATAGCGTTAAATGGCGCCGCCAACCAAGCCGTTGCCAACTTCTATGTCGGTAAAAAAGTAACTCTTCAGCACGCTATAAGCGGAGGAGGTGTTTTTAAACAAGAAAGAACTATTATAAGCTATGATAATACTTACGGGGTAGCAATGGTTGATGAGCCTTGGGCTTATAATTTTATGCCTGCACTTGGAGACAAGTTTACTATCGGCTCAATCGGAGATAAACGTGTTACTATTAATCCTGCTATGCAACTGCTTGACTACCTTACAAATGAGAGATATGGTAAAGGGCTAGACATTGATAAGGATATCGACGTATCCTCTTTTCTTTCTGCTGCAAGAGAATGCGATACTCGATCGGAGGTTACTGTTCTAATTACTCCTGGTGCTAATATTAATGTTGGCGAAACTTACGAGATGTCTACTTCCTCCGGCTCAACTACTATTAACCAATTTCGTGGTACTGTAAGTAGGGTAGAAACAGACGCCGAGCTAGGCAGCGCCTTTGGCACAACCGGACCTTTTAACTGGAAACAAGTAACTTTTACAGACTGCGTGGGGAAAGTTGCTACAAAATGGAATAACTGGAAATATTTTCAAGCCGGTGAGTTCTATTGGTATGATAAATGTTTCTATAGAGCGTCTTCAGCAGGTGTGATTACAACAACGCCCAACCCACAAGACGGGAACAAATATACATCTACTGTGTACCTTAGACAAGTGGGGGGCAGTAAAGTCTATGGTATATCAAAAGATAATGTATACTCAGCAAATGGTAATCCAATAGTTAAAAAATGGGATTCTAGAGCATCAAACTTTTCTGCTTCTGGATATGGCATATATGATTCTGATGATGTAAAATATTGGAAGTATTTAGGCTGGGACAGCAGTGAGCAAAGAAACGTTACTCGACACCAGATGAATCAAATCGTTGATACTCAAAGTCCTATATTTTCCAATATCAATAAGATGTTGAAACAGTTCAATGGAATGCTTCGGTATTCTGTAGGTAAGTATGAGCTTGACATTAAAAGTAAAAAACCGACTTTAGTCGACCCGGAACGAATCAGTGAAGATGACATAATAGGTACTATTAAACTAGCAGATAAAGGTTTAAAAAATAGCAAAAATTATGTCACTGCTTCTATATTAGACCCTGCTAATGGCTTCCAAGCTAGAACTGTTTCTTTCTTTAACTCTGATTATTTAAAAGAAGATAAAGGCATACAAAAGAAAGCTCAGTATTCCTTACCTGGAGTTACTAATTATTTTAATGCTAGGTTCAATATAAAGCAATTTTTAGATGAATCTAGGTACGGTTTAGAGATACAGTTTACTATGGCTCCAAGAGGTTTACTACTTCTTTCAGGTAATATAATAGACATTACATACCCGCGCTTTGGTTATACAAACAAAAGCTTTCGCATAACTAATATTAATTTTAAAAACGATGGATTAGTAGATATTACCGCATCTGAGCATGATGATAGTGCGTATGTCATAGTAGCAGAAGGCGGAGGCTATGGTATAGCGCCCGATCCTAACACTCCACCACTTGGTCGGCCAAATCCTCCTACCAACCTGGCAGCTTCCCAGGTTCAATTAGGCGAAATAATATTGGTTTGGAATAACACAGACGCTTTTTCAGAGACTACACATGAGATTGAAATATGGCGCGGTAATAGTATTAATTTCTTGGGGGCTCCTGCTCCGTTTAACGCAAATAATACTACGATAGTTGAGGCAGATCGTGCTAAGCGTATAGGTAGCTGTAGAGTAGAAGAATTTCGGGACTCTTATACAGAAAATGAAAGTACTGACCCTACTCTAAGATACTATTGGATAAGATATCAAGTAAAAACCCCTTCAAATAGAGCAGGTAGTCGCTTCATTAATGTAGCATCTGTATATGAGCCTCGAAGTAATTTAGCGGGTGTGCCAGGTCTAGCTCTTGGAATGAATACAAATAGATTAGTTAGTGTTAGTGCAGGTACAACGTTATTTCAATATAATACAGCTACAAGCAGGGTTACAAACCCTGCTACCGGTCAGACGACAGTAACTGCACTGCCTGTAAATATAAGCGACGAAGCCAATGTAGAGTATACCTGGGTTTTGAAGGATGCAAGTGGGACTGCCCTGTCATATCCAGGAAGTGGACAAACTGGCTCGTCAGACACTTACATATATTCACCTCCAACGGAGGCACTTCAAAATAGCGGAGGTAGGGGTCAGGCTTCTGGTACATTAGCTAATTTACCCCAAACTCTAGATGTCAGTTTCACAGATACTATAAATTCAGGGCTGTCGAATCAACAAATTTTTACTTCCAACACAGCTTCTATTAGTTTTGCAGGTGTAAGAACTGTTATAAATGGAAGTATTGGTGCAGATGGGCAGACCTATACACCTACAAATGGAACCCATAACTTTGCCGCAGACGCTACCGGGGCTATAACAGACGTAGCTAGTTTTTCTTCTTTTATTAGAGTTTTTGACGGAACTGATGTACTCGTATATAAGCCGCAATCCACCGCCACTGATGGGTTTAGTCTAGGTCCTGGTTTTGATAGTATATTGCCGGCAGCTGTAGGTGGTCAAGCTAGTGTGTTGCCCGTACTTGACCAGAGTAATGGTAAAATTACTATTAGTGCAGCAAGTGGTAGTGGTAGCTTTCTTACCAACCCGGCTGTTAATCAAGTCTCTTTTCAGATTGACGTTTTTGATAACAGTATAGGACATGCACTTGACACCAATCCTCCTGCTATACCAACTGCTGTATTTGAATTCAACCTTACTAAATCACTAGATGCAAGTGCAGTTCGTGGGGGTAGTATCTTTACTTTCGAAACGTCTAGTACAGCTCAGATTGATGCGACAAGCGCAGCAAAATGGGCCGGGACATTAGATAACGCCGCCGCCGCGGCCGTCGCAGGTGCAGTAATAGCCGCCTCACCTGATAATACTCTACGCCAGAATGATAGAATAACTGTTACGGATAATTCCAACGAGATAGCAGGTACACGTATTTATGCTGGAACAAGTGCAGTAACTAGTGCTGCGTCTGTTCAAGCTTCTAGCTTCAGCTCTTTAGTCGTAGAAACTTTTGACGGAAGTGTAATTGTAACAGGTACACTAAGCGGCAACAGGCTTGCTGCAAATACAGTACTGACCAACGAGTTAGTTGTCGGCAATAAAATTAAACTTGGAACTTCTTCCTCTAACCTAAGTGGTATATTTCATACTGCAGGAAAGAATTATTATGCAGATACGGATAGCGGATTCTTTTTACAGAATGTCCCCACTACAGCCGCACAAACGGCGATAGGCCTCGACGATGCTGGGAACCAGTTTCCTGTAGGCGTCCGACTCAATCTAGGAGGCGCACAAAACTTCGTTAAATGGGATGGCTTCGGTCTGGAAGTAGCAGGAACTATAAGCCTGAGCCCTTTAAGTACTTATGAGTCTCAGACTGGTAATAATACCATTACCACTCTGCCGATAGGTAACATTGTCGGACAGTTAGATAATCTCGCTGATGACGAAAAAATTACTCCGTCAGAAGCGGTGGCCGCTTATGCTCTCTGGGAGGCCGAACTTACTAGGCATACCCAAATTATAGATGACTGGGCGAATGCCGGAACACCATACTTCTGGGACGATTACGATGCCTACGTGGATGTTAATGGGGTCTCCCAACCTGCCTATGATCACGACGTAGATGAAGATATCAGAACTCCTGGCGGCGCCGTTATAGCGTCGAATGGGGTTAGAAAGGCTGAAGAAAAATTATACCAACTACAAGTTTATCTTGGGATAAGGGTGGGCTTTGTCTGGTATAACGGGCCAGCGACAAACACAAACAGCACACCGGGCCAACCAGGCGGCTCTACGCCAGTGAATTTGGGTACTATAGGTACAACCTATGGCCCTTTGCAGAGCTTAACGAATACATATGATCTTAGCTACAATAGTGGTGAAATTACTGTTGGACAGGGTGCTAACCCCGTAAACGGGGCTACTTATAAAATCTCTGAGGTTGGCACTACTAACTGGGGTCAGCTCGGATTAAGTACTTCAGCCTTCGCAGGTGCTACATTTACTGCGAATTCAACAACAGCCACAGGTACAGGTAAAGCCTTTAAAAATACCCCGCGCAACGGCAGCGATCTTATCAATACAGTCGGCGACACTGGCCGGACTCTTTGGAATAGAATGTGGGAAGAATGTTATCAAGCAAGAAAGGGCCTTAGAAATGCGCTGGAGTATCATCGACAAAACAAAATTGATGAAAATAATGCGTTAGTATCAGACATTTCTTCGGACAATAAAATCACTCCGTCAGAAAAGCAGCAGCTAAAGCTTCTGCAGAAAGAAATTATAGATATGCATTCAACAATACAAACAAATGCCACGGAAGCGATTGGCGACATTGGAGGCATCACGTTCGTAGATTACTTCATAACCCTAGCGCAAAATGGCATAAATGCCGGCACGGGAGGGGCCACCGGCGTCGCGACAAATCAAGCCTTGATCGCTGGCCTGACTATCGAAGATGATAAATCTGCTTATGATACTGCTTACAACCTTTGGAATAGGTTTACTACTTTCCCGATCGGGGTAAGCATCGCACTTGACGCTTCACAACTAAATCTGACCACTACTTTAGGAACTCCTATCAGTAATAACACGAGCGTTAACCCTCGTTTTAACCATTCTAGAGCCTCTTGGGATGCTCTTTGGGCAAATCTTTATGAGGCAAGAGCTCAGCTTATAAAATCGACCCAGTATCTCAATAATTTTATAACTTCTATCGCAGACGGCAGAGCCATCGCCGCTGCTAAGACCGCAGGAACGGCGCATGTCAATTTAGTAAGCAGCGCGGAGGTTAACCAGTACGGCATGGTAGTTTTTTCAGGTAATACAAAACGCGTTAAAATTGGTGACCTGGTCAATCTTTAACGTAACCATGAAAAAAATAAATCTTGACAAGCTATCTGAATTTAGCTATAATTCTGAAATGGAGAAAATCAAATGAGTGCAGCCCGCTATAACTTAGTTATCGACCAAGGTTCCGACTTTGCTGTCGATTTTACAATATCCGAAGATGGAGCCGTCAAGAACTTGACAGGTTTCTCAGCGCGCGCTCAGATGAGGTCTACAAAGCTTTCATCAAGTATTGCTGCTACTTTTACCTGTACCATAGCGACTCCTAGTTCTGGAGTAATACGAATGGCATTACCTAATGCAACTAGTTCAGCTTTGACTTCAGGCAGATTCTACTACGATTTAGAAATTTTTACAACAGGAGATACTGCGGTAAATCGACTTTTGCAAGGTGACGTTGACGTGACTCAAGAGGTAACTCGCTAATGGCTATTTCTATACTAGCTACACCTATAATTAATGGAATTGCTGTAACAGCTAGCTCCACTACTATAACTACCTCTTCTTCTTATTTGTTTGTTGCCCTTCCTGCAAGTGCATCACAGCTAGGTGTAGTCCCTGCGGGTACTCTAACATCGACAAATGTGCAAGCAGCTCTAGAAGAACTTGATGGTGACTTCTTAACGACTGCCGAAGTCAATACTTTGGCTGACAATCGTATTGCAGCTGCCTCTGTTTTTGATATGTCCGATGTAGCGTCTGGTACTTTAGTCAGTGGACTCAATGCTGACAAATTAGATGGGCAGGAAGGTACTTACTATGCAACATCGTCAGCTCTTACTGCAACTACTACTACAGCCGATGCAGCTTTACCTAGAACTGGGGGAGCCTTAGAGGGTGCTGTAACTACCAATTCAACTTTTGATGGCGTAGATATTGCTGTTCGTGATGGTGTATTGACTACAACTACTACTACAGCCAATGCAGCTTTACCTAGAACTGGAGGAAACTTAACGGGTGCTGTAACTGTTGACGCGGGTGTAACTATTGATGGTGTAGATATCTCTACTCGTGATGGTGTATTGACTACAACAACTACTACAGCCAATGCAGCTTTACCTACAATTGGAGGACACTTAACGGGTCCTTTAACTACTGACTCGACTATTGATGGTGTAGATATTGCTCTACTAGTTGGGTATGCCCAGGCCGCAGTTACCCTTGCTGTTGCAGCCTTACCCAAAACTGGGGGAGCCTTAGAGGGTGCTGTAACTACTAACTCAACTTTTGATGGTGTAGATATTGCTGTTCGTGACGGTGTATTGACTAATACTACTACTACAGCGAATACAGCTCACGGATGGGGTGATCATAGTACATATAGTTACGCTACAGAGACTTATGTTGGGACAGCTGTATCTAATCTTGTTGATTCATCTCCAGCAACCCTAAACACGCTCAACGAGTTAGCCGCTGCTTTAGGTGATGACCCTAACTTTGCTACTACAGTCGCAACAAGTATAGGTACTAAACTCAATTCATCCGCTGTAAGTGCCTACGGGCTGGATTTGATTGACGATGCTAATGCTGCGGCTGCCAGAACTACATTAGAGCTGGGCACAGCAGCAACCACTGCGTCTAGTGATTATGCAACATCCAGCCAAGTTTTGACCAACGTGCCGACTAATGCTTTGTTCACGGATAACAATACCGAATATTCGGTAGGTGATGGTGGACTAACTCAAAAGAATTTTACTACGACTTTAAACACAAAGTTAACTGGTATAGAAGAACTCGCAGATGTTACCGACACTGTTAATGTTGTAGCGGCACTTACTGCGGGAACCAATGTAGCTATAGCTGCTAATGGAACCATTAGTTCTACTGATACTAATACTGTTTATTCAGTAGGCGATGGTGGACTAACTCAAAAGAATTTTACTACGACTTTAAACACAAAGTTAACTGGTATAGAAGAACTCGCAGATGTTACCGACACTGTTAATGTTGTAGCGGCACTTACTGCGGGAACCAATGTAGCTATAGCTGCTAATGGAACCATTAGTTCTACTGATTTTCTTGGCTCAGCTAATTCATTTACGGGTTTAAATACTTTTACAGGTGGACTAAAGTCTGAAGGTGCTGGAACTGATTCTGTAAGACTCGGCCTGGACGCAGGGTCGTCACTTCAGGAGCAGAGTGCAATAGCAGTTGGAAAAGAGGCTGGAAAAACAAGACAAGGCGTCTCATCTGTTGCTATCGGGGCATCCGCGGGCGAGGCCGACCAAGACGAAAAAGCAGTAGCAATAGGAGTACAGGCTGGAAAGTCAAGCCAAGGACTGCATTCTATTGCGATTGGCAATAGCGCTGGAAAAACAGGACAAGGCGACAATGGAATTATAATATCTGCAACTGGGTCTGAACTCAATGATGAGACCGATGGGCATATACACATTGCAAGTGATGTAGCCTCCTTAGATTATACAGTAGCAGCAGGCTGGTCTATGGATGCTCCCTTAGGTGGAGTGGTAATTAGTACTAGTGAAAATACTGCTGGAGAATTTATAAAACTCGGGGCTATGGATACTTACAATGGTTACATGCGCCACCCTATACGTGTGGTATCTGGAGGGGGTGCCAACAACACGGCTGGCGCCGTAGGACCTGTTGCAGAGTTATGGGGGGGCAATAATAACGCATCATATAAAAGATTAACAACTAGTCTCTATGGAGTTGATATTCAAGGTAAACTTATAGTTGACCCGACCGCGGTATCCTCGTTACTCTCCGTGAATGGTTATGTTTCATTTGATCAAACAAGCCTATTTGCTTGCGAAAAATTTCCAGCAGCTTCAGTTTCTATTGGAACTCCGGTGGGGTCAGGCTTCACGCAGTCTGTCTTTGATACTGTAGAAGGTGTTAGTTATATAATCACTGTGCTTGGTGATACTAACTGGTCTGCTTTGTACGATGCCTCGACCACGCCAGTGGTAGGTCTTGAGTTTACTGCAAACGCCACTGCTGCTACAAGTACAACCGGAAACGCCGGAACCGCCAGAAGAGAAAACGGCGCCATTGGCATACAAAGCTATACATCCAGTACCGGTGTGTCCTGTGGTTCTCTTGCAATAAGACAGGATTTAGCACCTGCGTTTGTAGTCGGCTCGGATGTAAGGCTAAAAGAAAATATAGTAACTGTAGACCCTGCCGAGTCTATGGCTCTAATTGAAGCTGTACGTGTTGTTGATTTCGATAAGTATGAGCATATTTGGAATCGTGAAACTACGGCTCCTATAGCTACAAATGTTCGTGGCGTTATAGCCCAAGAAATAAGAGACCCTTTTCCTGGTTCTGTAATACAAATGGCTCCTGACGATCCTACAGGTTTGTTGTCTGTGACTCATAGTAATCATCAGTGGGATTTATTAAATGCTGTAAAGTTTTTAAAAGCAGAGGTAGATGCACTAAAGGCAGAAACAGTTTTATTAAGAGCTGAAGTGACAGCTTTGTCGGGTGATTAAAAGATCAAACCAAAAACTTTTACAACAGCACGGGACTAGAGTTAAGGCATGGGTTGAAGATATTGTATCTAAAGACTCCATTGTGGATTTAAACCAACTAATTGCCTCTATAGATAACGGTCATCATGAACTCTATTTTTGCTATACAGAACAAGAGCGTTTAATTGGAATTGTTACTATAGTTCAAATTGGTGACGTAATGCATTTAGATGGTGCGGCTGGAGATGTTCTAGGAGAGTGGGGTATACTAGATAAATCTTTTGTAGAGTTGTGTAAGCAAAAAAATTGTACCAGTTATGAGTTTCGAGGTAGAAAAGGTTTTTTAAAAGTTTTTAAAAAGTTTGGTATGAAAGAAAAATATACTGTTATGTCCAGAACCATATAAAAAAAAAGAGCCCGCAAAGGCTCTTTTTAATACGTCAAAATACTACTATTCAGTAGTATCTGTAACTTTCTCCATTTCCTCAGCAAGAGCAGCAGTATAACCCCTGCCCATCATTGTGTACCTTTGAGTTTCTAAAGCCGATTTGTCTGTTAAAACTCTAATTTCTTCAATTTGCCTTATACAATGCTGCACAATTTCAGATAGCTCATCAAAAACGTACTCTTTGTCGTCAATAGTTACTGTATTTTTTTCTTTTTCTTCCATTATCTTTCCTTATAGTATTTCACAACCACCGCCAGTACAGGCAAGCTCTTGTGACCCAGTTGTATTATCCTCTTTCTCAAATTGAGCGAGGTCTTCCCAATTAACGTTAGAAGGCATAGCAGCTTTTAATGCTTCATACTTTTCTTCTGAAATATCTTCATAGGGGGCTTGCTGATATACGTGGTCGCTCCTAGGCAACAGGCTGATGCCACTACATATCTCAAAATTGTCCCAAATCCACTGACATACTTGTAAATACTCACTATCTGTATAGTATACAGTTATACTAGGCTTATGCTCGCACCAGTTATTTTGATATGTCTTCCATAATGCCAGTTGTTCCATAGCTCCCACTTCGCTTACCGTTATACTATCTTCAGGCGCTTTTACGGGAAAACTAAATACTACAGTACTATCGTTCATTACATCTTTTTCTACAGGGAATCCTGCTTGTTCCATATAGATTGCCAGTGGGTCTTTTCTATCCGAGCGCACTCTTCTAACATAATGCTTAGAAAAACGAGGATGGATACCGGAAGCACTATCAACAAGCTGACTAACAGTACCGCTTGGCTTAACGCATGTAATAGCCACAGACTGATGAACCCCAAGTTTCTCAGCCCACTCTTTATTTGTTGCAATCGAAACATCTCTCATCTCCTGTAACCATGAGGGTAACTCAGCAGAGTCTGTTCCTAACACAGCGTGGTCCATTATACCTGTTAAACTTACACCTAACAAAGCCTCTTCTTCCGTATTACGTTTCCAACGTACTCGTAAATATCTAAAATCAGTAAGACTAGACTGAAGTGTTCCAATAATTGTTGCAAGTCGTACCTTACGCTTTAAAGTATCTAATGTATCATCTGCTCGTACTACTACTTCTGATAGGTTACAAAACTCATTACTTCTAAGAATAATCTCAGAACATGGGTTTGTACCGAAGTCTTGTTCGGCATCTCTACGCCCATTTCTAGCTGCAATTTTTTGTGCCGCTACTCGACTAAAGATGCCACGCTCACCTGCTTTAGACTCATAAAGGTTCTTCATTTCAGTTAAGAATGCTTCAAAATCTGGCTTCTCAGTATAAGCTACTGAGTTGTTAGCTAAACGACGTTGTCCTTCATTTCTCCACCAGTCGCCAGACTTAGCTTTTGACATACGTTGATCTGATAAGTTAGAGAGACTAATAAGAGCAGAACGGCGTACACCACCTACTACTACAATATCTGCAATCTTGCAACATACATCATGACACTCAATACTGGTCAGCTTTCGGCCCCCTGCTTTAGTAAAAACTCCTACACAGAAGTTAAACAAGTCTATCAAAGGCTCTGGTCCGCTTGCGCGCCCACCGAATGTTTTAAGTCTAGCACCTGCAGGACGTACTCTGCCCATATCCCATTCAGGTATTTTTCCTGCATAAAGCATAGCAATCAGCTCACGAAAGGCACTAGCCCATCCTAGCTTACTATCGCTCACTACAATAGTAGAGCTTGTTTTATGAAAAGTCTCTGCTACTTCAGGTAGTTTAGCAATAAAATTACGTTCAACACTAAATCCTACCCCTGTACCACACATAAGAACATACATTAGCTCATCAAAAGCTCTAGGATGGTCAATGTGCAGATAGCTGCAGTTAAAGCCTGCTACGTTATCTCTTTTAAGTGCTTCGCCTGCTGTCATCATACAACGCATAGAAGGCATCACATCCATACTATGAATAGCTTTATATATTTCTAAGGCTTCTTCGTCGTTTAATTGTTCTCTTTCTTTCCAGAAATCTATATATCTTTGAATAGTCTCTTCCCAGGTCTCCCTACGGTTCTCTACATCTAGCCAACGAGCATATCGACTCTTGTGAATAAAACTTTGATACTGATCCATTATACCATTCTCCTCCCTATTTCGGATACGTTATCCTTTCCTATTGCGTCATCGCAATATGTTACTAAGTCCATCAACTCATAGTTTTTCAATAATACTTCCGCATTTAAATTTAATTCAGTTATATACTTATAATGTCCCTCTATAGGAATATTATCATATATAGTCATTGCATCTCCATACTGATCTATAAGCTGCTCGGCTCTCTTTGGGCCTATACCTGCAATACCGGGAACGTTATCCCCTTTATCACCAGTTAAGCACTTAAAAGAAATATACTCTTCTGGAGTTACATTGTAATGCTCACTCCAATTATCTATTGTTACTTCTTTACGAGTAACGTATGAGAAACGGCTTACGCCTTCTTGTATTAGCAAGTCCCAATCTCTATCACTAGAAACTAGCCAAATCTCATCTAATCCGTACTTGTCTTTTTCTTTAACAAGGTGGGCAGCAAGATCATCTGCCTCTACACCTTGGTATCTTAGTACAGTGTAACTTTCGCTTAACAGCTCTAGTGTTCCTTCGTACTCGTCGAAGAAGTCTATAAATGCCTGTTTTTCTTGCTCTGTTTGTGTAGCATACTTATCTTTTCGATTCTGTTTATACTCTGGTAATATCGCTTTCCTATAAGAGGAGGAGCCCCAATCTGCTGTAATAATAATATTACCACAATTGTAAGACTGCGCTAGGGATTTTACGGTTTGTACATACTCATCTCTAAAATCTGTTCTATTTTGGTGTTTCCACCGAAAGGCTAAGTTCAAGGCATCAATTACAATTGTCTTACCTTTGGAGCCTTTTGTTCTCTCTTTAAAATTAAAAGCCACTTATAAACTCCACTTCTTCTAGTTCTAACCAAACGTCTGCTAGTAGTATGTAACAATTTAAGAATGCTATATGTAAATACTGAATAGTATTAAGCGGCTTAAGTTCAGTTACTACAAAGACCTTTGATCTGTCATATTTAAAAAACAGCAGGGGCTTTTGATCTCCCCCCGCTGCTTGAAACACTACCTTTCTCCACCACCTTATTAGATTATTTGTTTTCTGTGCTGTAAATACTTTATCTGTCAGTGGCGAATCTTTATAGTTTTTTACTTCGATACAATAAAAGTTCCTGTTGTTAGGGACATATAAGTCCCCTTTCAGGTATTCAAGAGCTCCAGAGGCTGGTACTCTTTCAAACTTCAATCCCGTCGCTTCCCTCAGCATGTCCCTCACTAGGTACTCGCCCCTCGCTCCCTTCGCTCTTGAGTCTACCATCTTCTTCCTCTTCTTCCTTCTTCTTAGCTTCCGCTTCCGCTTCTGCTTCTTGTCTTGATTTGCTCCACCATATTCTTCGTCTATTTGCTAACATACTACTCCAGTATACTAATGTTTCCATTCTTAACGACTTCTATCTTCTCAAGTAGTGGATGAGACCAGCCATGCGATACTATGTAAGTGTTCAAATCTTCTTTCAATAGAACCTCTACTAGCTTCTCCCTTCCTTGATCGTCTAGAACGTTGGTTACTTCATCCAAAAACAATATATTGATTTTGGACTTTGAAATACTACTCATTAGCTTACGAATAGCTATAAGAGTAGCGGTGTTAACACGGGCTAATTCACCCGAAGATAAAGCTAAAATGTCTACAATATTACCATTATCGGTAATCTCAACGTTCAGTTTATCATTAGATACTACAAACTCAAGAGTGAAGCGACCATCTGAAAGCTCTGCTAAGTATTCATTTGCCATTTCTTCTAGTTCGCCTACAAGATTTTCTATCTTATAAGCCAACAATCCATTAGTACTAAAAGACTTCTTTAATACTTCAAGGTTTGATTCCAGACTTTGGTTCGTTATTAGTTTGTTTTTGTACTCCTCCTGTTGCTCGACAAACTCGCCTGTCTGCTCTTGTATTACCTGGATTCGTGTATTTCGACGAGTCCTTTCTTGATTTTCTTTCGATATTTTTGCAATTTCTAACTTTGCTGACTCTAGTTTTTCCTGCAAGTCAACAATTCCACTATCAAGAGCCTCGCGATCAACTTGAGCTACTTGTAGACTATTATCTACAGAGCGGTACAAGCTTTCCCAGTCCTGCCTTGCTTTTTCATTTATAGAAAATTGTGTATTATTTTCTTTAATCTGTTCTATCAAAGGCTTTAACCTATTAGTGTTAGTTACCGCCTCCGCGTGCTCTGCAGTGGAATCTGCCACCATTTTTAACTCTGCGGAAATATCAATAGATTGCTTACAAGTAGGGCACTCTTCTTTAATTGATTCTAATTGTTTCAAAGTACGCGTTGCACCCGTAGCGACTGCTTGCCACGAGCCTAACTCTTTTTGCAACGTATCGTATGACTGTATACTATTAATAGGACAAGCCTGAATAGCACTAATATCTATACTTTGCAACAACGACTTATATTGGTTATTTGTTGTAATTTTTTTATTGATTTCCGAGATATTTTGAAGTTCTATCATTAGAGAACGCAATGCCTTCTCATCTTCTGATGTGTTAATATCTGAATCCAACAGAGGTAGTATGTTGGCCTCGGTCAATTTATTTGTTTCTAACCATCTTTCAACTGTCTCTAACTTCCCTGTTATCGTAGATGATACTAAAGCCACCTCTTTTGTTGCGTTTTTAAAGACTTCGAATAACTCAACGTATTTCTCTAAGTGTAACAAGTCTATCAAAAACTTCTTCCTATTAGCATCGGTCGCAGTAAGAAACTGTAAACTTGCATTAGTATTCTGATAAACTAGCTGAGAGAATGTTTTAAAGTCAACTCCAAGAACTTCCTGCAATGTTTTATAAGTATTCGTAGCCGTATGGCTAGAGATATCAGTACTGTTCTTTTCTAGTTTTACTTTAATATTTGTTTTACGGTTGATAGTAATTTCGTAAGTGTCTCCGTCTTTTACGAATGATAAATAAATATTATAACCATCCTTAATATAACGGTTTGGAATATCTGCTTTCTTTATGCCTTTAGAGTTCTTGTTGTACAATGCTTCTTCAATAATTAACGGTATGGAGGACTTCCCCATACCGTTAGTGCCAAGTATTTGTGTAACCGTATTGTCGTTTAATTGTAACTCATTACCAGAACCATAGCTAAAGCAGTTATCCCATCTCAACGTTTGTAATGTAATCATTAAAAACTCCTAGTATATCTGGTACTTTATCAAGGTCTATTTCTAGTATGTAAGTTAAGTACTCTACTAGCTCTTCTTGTACTGTCATTTCTTTATCTATAATTAACGCAGCCTCCGACTTTCGTTTTACTACTTTCTTATCCAGTAGTTCGGAGTTCTTTACTGAGGCAAGGTCTTGTATGTTACCTTCTACTTCATAAATAGTGTGATCAAAGGTAGTAGCTATCATATCTTTTTCACTACTAACTGTTTTACGGATAAGCTGTGGTAGATTAAACTCTTCCCATAGCCAAGTCCAGTTTGCTTCATTTATAAATAGATAGCCTGTCTTTACTTTGTTTCTGTGAAAGGAAGTAGTCATAGGGCTACCTGGGTATACAATATTACCTTGCGTATTGCTGTGGGCATGTAGATCACCTGCGAACACAACAGGAAAGTCATCAAAGATAGACAAATCTACTTCTGGTTTAACGTGCGGAGGAATCTCTCCCCGAACGTGTGTGAATAAAGGCATACTGTTATCAAAATGATCTACTGCACCTTTTTTATGTAGGTCTGCATAAGGTAGTATACCAAACCCTAAATCATAGTCTATGTATGATATATCTACTATGTGTATAAAAGGGTTTATATCTCTAGATACCTGCTTTAACTGAGAAAAGAATGTCTTATTCTTTTTAGTAGCTTCATGGTTTCCGTCATAGATAATAGTTGGAATCCCTACTCTCCGAATAAACGAAAAATAGAGTTCCAACTCTTCCATATTAGGAAGACGATCAAAAAGATCGCCTCCTATTATGTGCATACTACATTGCTTTTCTAGATCATAAACTTGGTCAAAGAACATTTGATAACGGTTTATAGCCCATTTTACTGGAACATTTTTCTGTCCCAGCTTAATATGCCAGTCTGCCGTGTACAATATCACTTTACAGCAAACTCTTGTTCCAGAGCTTCGTCATCTGTTTCTGCACCGTGATTGCGAGTGCGATCAAGCAGCTCTTTCTGGGCATCAGGTGTGGGGCGGGTCATAACGTCGTCCATAGACTTCAACTCGCTAATAGCGGTAAGTTCGTCTGCAGTAAGAGCACGTGGCTTACACTTAAGTGCTTGCAGTTGGTACTCTACGTTATAAGGAAGGGGGCCAGTTTTTACTCGCTTGAAACAAATGTCCCAGCCAGTAGTATGGTCAGTTGGGTCGCCTAAATCTTCTGCAGCGGTAATAATTTGCTCCCACAGCTTCTTCTTTAGGTTTACTACTTTTACTTCTCCGTTGTCGATACATTGCGTAGCATAGCTCCAACCACATTTAAGGTCAGGGTAATACTCTCGAACCCAGTCTTTTTCCAGGTTATTAAAACGCTCAGCATCTCGATCAAACGATAGGCATTCCATAGGAATATTTTTGTCGTTCTCACCTTTAATCCAATATACATAGCGAGCAAGAATGTCGCCTACGATACGCATTTTATTGTCGCCATCGGTGTACTGGTAAGCTGAGAGGGATGATTTTTGGGCAGAACCCTTTTGTTTGTTAA